GGGTCCATTTCAACCATCTGCGCCTGCTGCTGGGTCAGGCCAGTGTATTCGTCAAATTCCACATCAGGGTTTTCATCGTAATAGACTTTTGCGATGCCAACCTTTTTGACCAGCGCATCATGGAACACGTCCGAGATTACGTCGAAACCATTGTTGCGGTTGAAGATGTAGCTTGCGTATTTGGTTGCTTGCTCCGCCGCCATGACAGCCTGCGGGGTGCGGGGGATAAATTCAACAGGCTTGTCAGACTGCAGAAATACCCGCATCAGCGCAGGCTTAATCGCACGGATGGTGTCACGCACCTTTGTGGCGACTACCTTGCTGCGGCCATCTTCGTAGCCCAGATCACATTTGCCGTCGAAATATCGCTGGGCTTTGATGCGGTCAGGCGCAATTTCGCTTTCCACGAAGTCAATGGCCTCGCGCACCGCAAGGGAAACCGCGTCGTTGATTTCTTCGTCTGTTAGCCGTTTCGGTTCCATCTTACGCCCTTATCGTTGAGTTTCTTGCGATGATTGCCGACGCTCTGCTGCTGCACCCCTTGTGACGCCAGTTGTGGCGCCAGAGAACAAAGCACTAGAAATCAATTTTGACAGAGTATCTGTCTGCGCATCAGTCAATGATTGACCCTTCATTGCTTGGTCAAGAACACGTAACGCAACCATAGCATCTTTGCCACGCTTTTGCGTCAAGGCGCGGGCAATGTCTTCATAAATGCGCTGTCGCTGGGCTGCAGTGTATTCTGCCGTTTGGCCTGTTACAGCCTGAATGAGCGCCTTGGTCGTGTTTACAGCCTCACCCTGCATTGCTTGGCCAACAGCGCCCGGAGCGGTCAACTCATCAACAGTCCCTTGGATGGCTTGCCGACCTGCTGTCTTACTGTTCTGGGCCATTGCCGCGCGAACAGATGCAGACTGGGCGGCTTCATCAATCTGCGCAAGCAGTGCATCTGCCTCTGCGCCCATTAAGTCACGGATTTTCTTGCGGGCGTTGCCGCTGCTCATATCTGTGACAGCCTTAATGACCTGACGCGCCTCAAGGCTTTCTGCTGTCGGGTCAGAAGCAATGGCACGAACATTCCCTAGGGTTTCTTCAATGTATGTGCGAAGGCCCCTTTTAGCCGACTCAATTTGCGCTTGGGACGGGTTTTTGCCCAACTCAAAACCAATGTCTTCTACCCGAGTGCTTGGACGCAGCAGGCTTTCACCAAAAGAAAACGCTCTTTCTTCGGAAATCTTGTCGCCACCAAGAGCAACCGCTGCACCATAAGGCTCTGCGGCGTCTGCAGTGGCATCACGCAACTGCCGTGCCAGATCGTTATACCTGCGCCCTTTGCCTGTCAGCCGGCCAAAGTTGTCTACATTTTCATAGGCGATTGACTGCAAGGCTTTCTTAATTTCGTCAAGCTGCTGCACGTTTGGCATCTCATCATAGACAACTTTGCCAGCGTCATCGATGCGCGCCATAATCTGCATATTTCTGACGTTACGTGCAGCCATGTCGGCGTTAGCCTCATCAATGGCGCTTTTCAGTATGCTTGGCTCAATGCGTGAAAGCACATCTTCAATGTTTCGGCCCTGATCTGACGCATAGTTGATTGGCGTGCGATAAGCCAAGTCATAAGCCCGAGAACGATCGCCAGACGTTTTTGCCGCAATTTCTTCTACTGCGGTGCGCGGGCCAGCGGCGGGGGTGCCGAGAGCATCGTCAAGTGCGCCCGTAACCGCTTGGTTCGTGCGCGACATACGCTCATCAACAGCGCCGCGCACAATCGTGCCAGCCCGACCACCTGACGCAGCAGTGGCGTCAAGCAATGCTTGAGCCGCAGGCCCAGCATCAACTAGCATGCCTTCACTTCCAGCGCGGCGCAAATTTACCACTGCAGCGTCAATGTCGCCGCCTTGGTCAAACGTGTTTTTAATAACCCGAGCTGCGTTTTTAGAGATGTCAAACTCACGGGCAATCTTGTCAATGTCGCTGCGGCGGAAAAGGCCAATGACGTTTGAAGAAACCTCAGAAACAATAGATGCTGCGCCGCCAAATACAGCGCCACCAGTGGCGCCAATAGCTGCGCCACGTCCAGCTTCTTGCATGCGCTCCTCGGCTGTAGTGCCTTCGCCTGCGCCGTAAACCAAGCCCTCAAGCGCACCTGCAGTGGCACCCGCAGTGGCCCCGCGTGCAATTTGCGCAGCTCGGCTACCTTGGCCAACTATGTTCGTCAAACCTGCCGCTGCCGCCTGCGGCGCTGCAGCCATCATGCCTGCAGTTCCAGTCAAGCCGCCTGCCAAGTTTAAACCAAGCGTTTCGCCGGGACGCTGGCGCTGCATCGCGCCTGATAGCGCACGCATGCCTGTAGCCGCTTCTGGCCCTGCAATGGCACCAACCAATTCGTCAGCATATGACCCAACAAAAGGTGCGCCTCGCGTGAACTCACCAGCACGCGCAGCAATCGGGTATTGCTCAATCAGGCTTTCATCTATGGACTTGCGGGAAACCTCGCCACCGGTCATGCCAGACAATGCTTGATTGACCTTTTCTTGGTCGGTCGTGCTGTATCCCGGAGAAACAAGATAACGCTGGCCATTGCTCCGCTCAAAAATGCGGGTGTCGCCTTGCTTGGCCACAATGCGTGGCATTGACTGCCAGCTTTCCTTGGCTTTCTGAATGGCCTCGCCTTCGTCCTTTGCAGATACTTCAACCTCATACCCGCCCGGCGTCATTATCTGATATTTTGCCATTAGTTGCCGACCTTCCCGGTTACGCTAAAGCCACCTTCTTGGGACTGAGATTGACCGCTTTGAGCGCCTGTGAAGCCGTTATAATAATAATTGCTGGCAACAGGATCATTCTCAATCTTGGTCATAATGCGCTTAATTTCTTCCAAGTTTTCGCGCAGAATTTTGGGGCTGCTTGATTGCTGCAAGTTGCCATATGCAGAAATCAACAAGTCAAGCTCCCTTTCGCTGACGGCACCAAGAGCGCCGCCAGTTTTGGATGCTTCGCGCATTTGCTGCAGTCTATCAAAAGCCACATTTGATTGAACTGTCATCAGCTCGTTTCTAAAATCTACAGCTTCTTGGTTGATGCCAAGACCGCCTAATGTGCTTCCAACAATGCCCGCCTCTGGCAAGTTAAAGATGCCTTTAGTGTCCAGCATACCAATCAGGCGATCAATGCTCTTAGTGACAATGCTTTCTTTTTGCGCCTTTGTTTTCTGAGATGTCGCCAATCTCTGAGTTTCTGCCTCTGCTGCGAGGGCTGTCTTGCCACCGGGGATCGGCACAAAACGAACACCTGCTGGCGAGTTTGGATCAGGAACAACAACTTGGTCGCCAACAACTTTGTAATCTTCACCACCAATGTTAATGACGCTGCCGCCGCCGCCGCCAGATTTGAGGAAATCTTGGAAGCTGCCCGGGTATCCTTGCTCTTTGGCAAATTGAAAATTCTTGATAAGCGCAGTGCGATCATCTTTAGCCGTCGCAGTCGCCATCTTCAAAGCGCCAGCAATGTCGCCAGTGCCTTCAGCGTAACGGATAGCCTGCATAGCCTGCGGCGTCCCAAGACTGCGCAAATAATCTAGTGTGCGGTTTTGCTTCGCAGTGGCTTTCCGCTCCTCACGACGATCCTTCATCTGCGCGGTCAACACGGCGCCGAGGTTGGGGTCAGGGTTCAGGCGCATGCTGTTGAACGCCAGCGCGAGGTTGGCCATTGTGTCAGGGTTGCCAAACAAGCCGCCAAGCAAGCCGCGTGGCCGCTGTTCGTCCTGCATTCCGGTGGATTGTGCCTGCGCACCTTGCGCGATTTGATCGGGCGTCACGGCGCCACCTCCTTTACCTAGTGCGGCCATTGTGTCGGCTGCGACACCCTGCCCGAGCGCACGATTAAATTTCTCAACATAACCGCTGCCGGTTGTGCCGAGAATATCCTTGCGGTTGGCCCCGCTGGACCTTGGCTGGCCGGTAAACCATGCAGATGCTGCATCTTGCGGGTTTCCGTATTTCTGAACGTAAGAGCCAAACTCACCACGAAACACAGCGTCTTGAGCTTCTGGGCTAGCAAGGAACTCATCAGGCGTCATACGGCGGCCAAGATACTTTTCAGTCCATGGGCCGATGTTGAAGTCCATGACCTGATACTTGCCGTAGGCACGGTTGCCGCGCTGCGTAATTGGACCAAGCGCGGAATAGCCACCGCTACCCGCGCTTTCAATGCTTGCAATAGCGTTGGCCCAATCGTTGATAGCCATCAAGCAGCCTCCGCAAGCTCTTTGCTAAGCTGAGCATAGTTGACACGCAGGTAGCCATCTTTGCCCTTGCTGACCAAGTGCGGATGAGTTTTCTGCAGTTCGTCTGCCATGACGCCAAACTTAGGCTGGCCGGGCTGCGCGATCTTTTCGCCTTCCTCGTTCCATTCCCAAGTGTAGAACTTGACGCCCTTGAACTCGCCTTTCGGCTGCACGTTGGTTTTCAGGCGCGGGTCTGAGCTATATGCAGTTGCCGCCATAGTCAGGTAGTCAAACAGGCCCGGCTGGCGAGATTGCGTTGTGGTCTGCGGGACGGGCGCTTGACCCAGCGCCTGCAACGGCAGTGCCAACGACTGCTGCGGCGCTCCAACAGTTGCTTGATACTGTGAGCGGGCATCATCAATCAAGCGCTGCTGCAGTGCCTGCTGCATTGCGCCCTGCATCATCTGCTGCTGCGTGATCTGCTGGCCGAAGCCGAAGCCAAGGTTAGACAAGTTGCCCATCTGACCTGCTGCCGACAAACGCTGCTGCGCACCAGCAAGACCTGCTTGCTGGTTTGCTTGCTGCGCCTGCAGTTGCGCTGCCTGATTTGCCAAAGCCGCCTGCTGCGCTGTTGCAACGTCCTGCTGCGCTGCGCCAAGTGCAGTCTGATAGCCCTGCTGACGCAAGCCAGCGGCAAGCTGGCCACCCTGACGCGCAAATGCCTCGTTGGTCAACGCCTCTGCAACACCCTGACGCGATCCGCCAAATGCACGGGCAGCTTGTGCCTGCGCTCCAAGCTGGTTCATCTGCATCTGACGCTGACGCTCAAGGTCAGCCATCGACGTGTCAATGACCTGCTGCGTGTATGGGTTCATGTATGTGCCGATGCCACCAGCCGCTTGCTGCGCCTGAACATTCTGCGCAGCCACTTGCTCTGGCGTGTAAGCCATGCCAGCCTGAGTGCCGCCAAGAGCCTGCTTGTAAGCCTCAGAAGATTGCTTGTAGACGTTCTGCGCCGCAGCAGGCGTTGCCATTGGCAGCGCTTCCTGTGTTCTCATTTGAGCATTAGGCGCCGGCGTCATGCCAGCCATCACTGCGTTTTGGTTTCCTGCGCCTGCCATTTACTTGCCCCCTGAGAGTATTTGTCTGGCCATTGTTCCAGCGGCGTTTGCATCTTCATCGCCGTAAATTGATCCGCCAGCACCAAATGGTGGGTTTGGCTGCTGACCAGTAACAGGGTCAATAAACATGCCGCGAATGAAGTCATACTGGGCAGGCGCACGCTGCTGTAGCTGGCCAAGAGATGCCTCATAGATCGGTGCGGCGCTGTAGCCATACCCACCGCCAGCCATTGGCTGTGCCTGCGGCATGCCTTCCATGCCAGTCATGCCGCCGCCACCCAGACCAAATGCTTGCGCCGCTTGGCTAGTGTTGCCAAACGCTGCCTGCTGCATTGGGGAAAAAGCGGCAACGCTTGGACCAAAGTAGGGCGTGTAACCAATCTGTGCGATCTGGTTTGCACGCTCCAAGTTAGCCTTGGACGCTTCTTCAATGTAAGCAGGGATTGTTACCTGACTTGTTTGCGATCCGCCTTTGCCGCCGCTCATTGACTTTTCTCCATCACATAAAGGGTCGGCTTGAAGCCAAACTTGCCCATCAATTTCATCCAGCCCCTACGGCCTGCTAGTGTCATTCCGCTGCATCCGATGCTTTGGCCCCATTCCCACGCGCTGTCTATCATCTCAAACAGCTCTTTGCGTTTGCCAGACCCAATGAAAACATGCAGAACTTTTTTGCGAGGGTAACATATTACTTCCGTAATGGCCACTGTTTCGCCATTTGACCACATCTGCATGCGGCCATCGTGAACAGCATGCACAACGTCCTCAAACAGATGCGTGCCACCGCTGTATTTCAGGGCGGCTTCAATCTGCTTTCTGTAGTCGTGAATGTTTGGCATTAACCGTGAAGCCTTGTGATTGCGATAGTGGATGCCGGGGCCGCTGGTGCAAACGCAGTTGCCGCAGCAGCATCAAGATAGCCAGATGTGCTGTCAACAGCCCACATGGCTTCTAAATAATCGCCTGCGTTAAAGTTAAAGATTGCTGACCGGCTTACAACCAAAACTGAGCCGTTTTGATGTAGTGCGTTCTTCATCGTTGACCCAGTGACATCTACGCCATTCACCCTTGGCCAAAACCAAAAATTAACCGTGCTGCTAGACGTTGACGCAATCTGCGCAGAAAACGAAACCATATACTCGCCAGCTTCCTCAAAGACCAAACGAGATGCAGGCGTGCCGTTTGTAATGCCCTCAGACACACCGGCAGTGTAGGTCAGGACATAGGCCGTGTTTGCACTTGCTGCGTTTTGGTTTGACGATACAGCGCCAGCATATTGGCCATCCTCTAAAACGATCTGCCGCCACTCGCCGTTCTTGGAGACAACAGGATAGCCGTTGGTGTTATCCCACAGCAGAACGCCGTTCTCACTAGCCGACGCGCTGGCGTCTTTAAAGCCAAGCTGGTCTAACGCACGGCCCAGAAAGCGCCGCACGTTTTCTGCCCATTGCCGCAGGTCTGGCGTGATGGGTGGGACAGTCCTCATCGACGCCCACCTGCCACCGCATCCAGCCGCATAATGCCAACGCGCCAGTCAGATGCCGCATCGCCGGTTACACGCATCCTGATTTGACGCCCGGTAAACCGCAGGTCGGTCGGGTTTGCCATGCTGTAAGGCCCATATGACCGCTCTGTGTCTGTCGGGTAAAAGCGCGTTTTGAATGTGGCGTTTACGTCACCAAGCGTGCGCTCATCAGGTATCATGCCCGTGACAGACATAACTTGCTCACCGCTGCCAATGGCAATCGGGCCAGTCTCGGCATATGGCGCTTGGCCGCCGTAGTTGTAGCCGATTTCTTGCTCGTAAAGCACGCCATCGGCTGCAACCCACAGTGGCTGGCGGAAAACACCACGGTCAACGCCAGCGGTGCGGTCAATCTCGCCAGTCATCCAAATGTTTTCAGCGTAATCAAACACAACGTAGCGGTCACATTCAGTGCTACCGCCGCTTGGATAAAACCAGAAGATTTCATTGAACCGGCTGTTTACAACAGCATGGATTTTTGACTTCTGGTCTGTGTTCAGGTCGCTAAATACATAGTCGGCCACGTCACATGGAATTGGCTGCACAGCGCCGCCGCTGTAAATAAAGAAGCTGCGGTTGCCCATCCATACAACACCAGCATCAACAGATGCAGCCGCGTTGGCAGCAATCAAGCCACATGACGTGCCGACACGCTCAAAGCCATAGACGAAGGGCGGCCCTTGGTAGGTGGCCGAATGCGCGTCTTGGTCCGTCAGGATCAGTGACTGCCCGCGTGTGCGCAAGCCTTTCAAGATTACGCCATTCGTCTGGATTTGAATATCACCAGCCTCGTTAGTAGCCGCTGCTGTCCATGTGTTGTTATCTTCACGATCAGACCAAGCAACAGTGCGTGGATCGCCGTTTGCGCCAAATGCAAATACGAACCGCTCCTCTGTCACCATCATGCCAGAGCATCCAGTAGGCGCGTTTGACAAGACGGCAGCAGGGGTGGCGCTATCTAGCTGCCACTCGTAAATCTTGCCATCGTCCGGCGTCATGGCCAGCAGATATTCACCCCAGTTTTCAAGGCACCAAGTTGTGGCGCGCAGAATGCTTGCGGTGTCTTGCACGGGCAAGCCATATAGACCATTGCCATATGTGCCTGCGCTGTAGCCTGTGAATGCCGTAGCGTCCACGCGGCCAGCGGTGAAGCCAGCAGGCGTGATGTCGCTGACAGTGTTGCCAGATGTCATGGCGAACAAGCTGTCATGCGTGCCAAGCGCCAAGCGACGGTTGCCGCTGTTGTCTTCCCACGCAGCCATTGATCGCACAACGCCAGCAATGTCTACATTGCCACGCTGACGCCAGCCGCCAATCGGGCGCAATGCACCCTCATGCCAGCGAATTAAGTTGGCATCACGCCAGCGGCCCTGTGACTGGTATTCCGTGCCGTTGCGATACTGCCCCGGCGGAATATTAAGAGGGATCAGGGGCATATGCTCTCCCTCCCTTACGGCTTAACTGGCCAGTCGGCTTCGTCTAGGTGCGGGAAGTTTGCGTGGGATGTAATGTCGCGCAAGGCTTGGCGGTAGGCTGCCATCTCAGTGGTTAAAGTGTTGTCTGACAATGCTAAGTAATCAGTCTCTGCCAAAAGCTTGCTACGCTGCTCACGCACTTCTTTGGCCTTTGCTGCATCACGATCTGCAATTTGTTCAGCAGTCAGGGCAACTACAGTCTTAGTCAGCACCCATTCGCCATCCTTTAACTCAGGCAAGTTGCTGTTCTGAATGCGGTGCGTCATAGGGTCAAACGCAGGCGCACCTTCATAGCCCACCGGATACATGCCGAATGCAGCCATCGTGGCTTCCGGCACTTGCTTGGGGAAGCTGGTGTTGGGATTGTCACGACGCAGATCGCCAACCGTGTATGGGTAGGTTGCGACTTGGCCGTTTGTGATTTTTACGAACATTGTGTTAGTCCTTTCTGTTCGTGGTTATTCTTGGACGCCGAGACTGTAGGTGAAAACTTTGTCTTTACTATCACCAATAACGAACATTTGCGTTCCGTCATCTTTAAAGAAAATACCGGTTCCATTTGTCGCCTGAATGCCAATATAAAAATTTTGAACATAAGAAGATGTTGCTATATTCCAATCGGTGCTTAGAGCGTATTCGCTTACGTAATCGGAACCTCTATCTATGACATAGAATTTAGTGCCATCAGGTTTGAAGAATAAATCTTCAGGTGATGACCCTTGAGCCAAAACGCTAAAGTTTTGAACATAAGATGCAGTTGAAATATCCCAAGCTGTGCTTAAACTGTATTCATTTACGGCATCGCTGGAGTATCCAATAACATACATCTTTATTCCATCGCTGCTAAATGAAACTCCGACAGGGTCGGTGTCCTGCGAAATAACAGAAAAACTTGCAATATAAGAAGCCGTGGATACACTCCATGCAGTGCTTAGGGAATACTCATACACAGAACGATTAGTTCGCCCCACCACATACATTTTTGTTCCGTCTGGCTTAAAGAACATGCCCTCTGGGTTGCTGTCCTGAGATGACACCACAAACCTTCCGGCATAGGCTGCTGTTGACGTATCCCAAGCTGTGCTTAAATTATATTCGTTTACATCATCACCAGCTAGACCAATAACATACATCTTTGTGCCATCAGCCTTGAATGACAATCCTTGAGGGGATGCCTCCCGCGCAGCAACACTAAACCCGCCGAGGGTGTATTGGTATACGGTGTCAGAGTCTCGCCCGACCACAAAAAAAGAACTGCCATCAGGTTTGAAGAATATTCCTTTCGGCTGCACTTCTTGAGCAAAAACACTAAAGCTTTGAATATAGCTAGCAGTTGAAACATCCCAAGCTGTGCTTAGGGTATATTCAAAAACATTGATGGTATTTTCGCCAACGACATACATCTTAGTGCCATCAGACTTGAAGAATACAGCTTGTGGCTCGACGTCTTGAGTGGCGACACTAAAGTTTTGAAGATATGAAGATGTAGATATGTCCCAAGCTGTGCTTAGGTCATATTCGGCTACGGCATCTGCACCAAGCCCAACAACATACATCTTGGCTCCGTCAGGCTTGAAGAACACACCTTTTGGATTGCCTTCTTGAGCATTAACACTGAAACTTTGCAAGTAAGATGCCGACGATATGTCCCACGATGTGCTTAGGTTATATTCATTTATGTCATTTCCAGCATCACCAACAACATACATCTTCGCCCCATCAGGCTTGAAGAACACGTCTGTTGGAAGTGTGTCTTGAGCAGAAACACTAAAGCTTTGAATATAGCTAGCACTTAAAATATCCCAAGCTGTGCTTAGGCTGTATTCATTTACGTCATCACCAGTAGACCCCACAACATACATTTTAAGGCCGTCAGGTTTAAAGAATACACCTTCTGGGACTGATTCCTGCGCACCAACACTAAAACTTTTGCTGGCATAAACCGCAGTAGAAATATCCCATGCAAACGGATCGTCATAGTAAGCATACGATAAATCCCATGCACCTTCCGGCACACCACCAACACCAGCCGCAGCCTGCAACATCTTTTTCTTAGTAGCCATGCGTCAAGCCTCCCTTAGCCGAGTGCCTGCCCAGCCGTAAACCCATACCAAGTAGTGCCGCCATCACGGGTAGTGAACACAAACACATCCTTAGCCGATGCAGTTGCAGTCAGCGTTGGCGCAGTTGCGTCAGGCCAGTCAACCGATGCAGGCCACGTTACAGTGTAGCCGCTAGCCAATGCGTCCTGAATAATCTCAATCGACATTGTGTAAGCTGTGCCGCTTGCAGGCGGGTTGCTGAATGTGAACGTGGTGTTCTCGGTCAGCGTGTGGCTAAACGTGTTGCCAGCCTCGCAGTCAACGGTCGTGGCGTTAGTGGTCGATGTTACCGCTGCATAAGTCTCGTTGTAGCTATCAACGATCAACTCACCTGTGATGTTTACGTCGCCAGTGTAGGCCGTCAGGTCAACCGCTTCCAGCTTCGCATCAAGTTGCGTCTGAATAGCCGATGTGACGCCGCTGACATAATTCAGCTCAGCAGTCGTAACCGTTGCACCATCCAGAATAGCAAACTCAGTGGCATTCGTGCCGCCAAGAAGCGTATCAAGCGCATCCCAATTGGCATTCAGCTTGGTCCCCCAAGTATCTTCGGACGCGCCAACCTCTGGTTTAGTCCACGAATAATTCGTTGTTGTAGTGTCAGCCATTATGCTGCCCCTTCTCGATAGTCAGCGTCCACCCAGTTTACAGACGCAATAGACGTGTCTACCCACTTATAGCGCGCATCAATTACATTGTCACTTTCCGACGCATCAGCGGCAGCAAACGGACGCACGCGGTTCCAATACAAGGCAACAGACGATGTTGCAGATGTTGACGCCGCGCCAGCATATGCCGTGTAGCCAAGCGCCGTGCCTGCGCCTGCAGAGCTTGCAGATGCAGAAAAGCTAACAAGACGCACGCCGTTAGCAGTTGCCGCACCAGCAGCCGAGCCAGAAGACGCACCAAGCACCAACTTGCTGTCGATGCCATACTGGTCTGCGCTATAAAGCCCGACGCCATATCCGGTGCGAAATGCCATTCAGATCAATCCAGCGTGAAGTCTAGATCGCCAGTCGGGATGCGGAAAACGTCACCGTCGGTGATAGCTTTTGCAACAGTCAGCGGCGAATGGAAAATCAAGTTGCCAGCAGTCGATGCGTCGTAAACACCAATGTGCGAGACTGTCCCCCAGTTGGCAGTTGCCGCAGGAAATTCAACACCGCCAGTGTTCGTTGCGGCATTGCCAGTAACCGAGAATGTTACCGCAGTGCGGGCATACGAGCCACCAGACACCTCAGTGCCAGTGTCTGCATCTGTCGGGTCTGTGGTGAACAGCGCAACATACCACGCGGTCGGGCGCGTGGCTGCGTTGGCGGTGAGAACCCAGTTAAGCAACAGGTTCTCTGCGTTATTAGAAAAAGACACGGAGCGTCCTCCAATCAGAAGTTTAGGTCAACCTGTGCAGCATCATACACCAAAATTGGTAACTTAGTAAGCCCACACGCGCATACGGATGCCAGAGCCGCCATACTTGGCCTTGTTGGCCTGCTTGTTGACAGCAGCCACAGCGCCAGCATACAGCGCGCCCCAAGTCTGTATGCGGGCGTCATCTTTCAAGTAAGGCGCCGAATGCACCAGCGCGCCATACAGATAAGCCTCGGGGGCAACCTCAAGCAGCCAGTTCGACGTGTTGCTGTCGCTCAGGCGTGCAATCTTTTCGTAATACATCAGCTCAATGTCATATTCGCCATCTGGTGTTGGGAATACTTCAATGTTTTCGCCAAAGTGTGCGTAATGCGTCGGTTGGCCAGCAACACCATCATTGCGCTCACGCAGTTGCAGCATGTCATCCAAGCTGGTTAGCTGCAGGCGGTAGCTTTTAGGGCCAGCAATGTGCAGCCGGATTGTTTCCAGCCATGTGGGCGGCACTGGCGAATAGCGGCTATCGATCTGGCCTTCCGACCGACGCATCATGCGGTGATGCCGGATTTCCTTTTCCATCTGGCTTTCGGCAGCGGAAATGAAAGTTGGGATAGCCGCCGTCAGGTCTTGGCGGTCAAGAAAGTCAGCAATGGCCGACTTCAGTTCTGCGTATGTTGTAATAGCCATTTAGCCCACCGATTTCTTGCCCTTGCAGCCCCATGCGCTGCGGCGCGCCTTCACCTTGGCCGTTTTCTTCTGGCCGCTAGACCGAGCGCAGTAATTGTCGCCACGTTTGGTTCCGGGGTAGGATACACGTTTGCGCGTCTTTCCGCTACCATCCTTGTAGGTGGTGCCGTCCGCATACTTTTTCGAGGCGGGCTGCTTAGCCATTACTTCTTGCCCTTCTTGGCAGTCTTGGCAGCCTTCTTGAACGCGCTTGCAGTCGGCGCACCCTTGGCACCGGGCTTGCGCATTTTTTCGCCAGAACCTTCGGCAATGCGTTTGCGTTTTGCATGGATGTTTGCATACAGACCTTTGCCGGGCATTATTTTTTCCCCTTAGCTAAGCAACGGCCAGCGCGCTTGCATGCCGCTGGTGTCGGGCAACCCTTGCAGGGCTTGAATGCGGGTTTCTTCATCGGTTTCTTCATTTCTTTTTCCCTTTCGATTTGCCTGCCTTGCTCAGCGCAATAGCAATGGCCTGCTTCTGCGGCTTGCCCGCCTTCATCTCTGTGCGGATGTTAGCAGATATTGTCTTTTTTGATTTGCCTTTTTTCAGCGGCATTACACACCCCCAGACAGCAAGCCTTCTGGGCGTGCCTTCGGGCGAACAAGCTGCTTCAAGTCCATAGTCTCAGGCAAATCTTTACCAGTCTTTTCACGAAAGATTTTATTGATGTGGTCAAAGTAATCTCTCGCTTCGCTGCTTGCAAAGTCATCTGGCCCTTTGCCAGCCCCTAGCATGTTTTTCATGGCATCGGGGCCAGCGTTGTATGCCGTCAAAGCGTTTTCAATGTTTCCGTCAAATGCGCGAACAAGGTCTCTAAAATATGGATCGCCTAGCGCATAATTGATTTCAGGGTCCATCAGCAAACCGCGCGCCGTGTCAACGCTTTCATTCGGCACGTCATAACCACGGCGACGGGCCTCATCAAAAACCGATGGCGCGCTGCTGCCATACAGATCGTGCGCATGCTGCGGCATAATCTGCATCAGCCCAACGGCACCTTTTGGCGATACCGCAGACGGGTTGCCACGGCTTTCACGCTCAATCAATGAGTCGATAAGGTCTTGGAATATAAATCCATCCGCCATCAGAAACCTCTAAACGCACGACGCGGAACAGTGAAACCCTGCATCTGCTTCTTTATCTCAGCTTCGGCAGGCGTTTCGGTTGTCATAATGTCATCGAGGCTACCAGCCCCTTGCGCCTCTGCGCGCGCTGCTGCCTCACGCGCAATAGTCGCGTCAGTGCGGCCAAAGTAGCCTTGGATTTCAGCTTGACTGTAGCCCTTAGCTGCAAGCTGCGCAGCTTGGTCTTCACGGCTAGCAAATGGGTTTATTGAAAAACCCATTGCCAAATCTTGCGCAATCTTACCAAGCAAACCCTTTTCACTGTATGCTGTCGGCGCAGTCGTTGTTGTGGCCGGCGCTGTAGTTGACCGCGAAATATCCTGTGCGATTGTGGCAGGTGACACGTTGGTTGCTGGCGCCACGCTGATCGCTGGGGATGTAGCCGACTGCGCTTGCGAAACCGCCGCTTGCGTTGCCTGATCTGTAAGCCCAAGCAAACCGGGCGCTGGCGCCGCTGGCGCTGCTGGCGCTGCACTGATTGATGGCGCTGTCGATATTGAAACAGAAGGAATACCCATCTGAGCTGGATTGATAGAGGGCGCAAGCCCACTCAAGCCATACTGCGCACCTTGCAATCCAAACTGGCCACTTGTGCCTGAAATGTCTGACATTGCTGATGGAGATGAGTTTGAAATGCCAGTCACATCAGGCATACCAAAGCTGGATGCATCAGCAGTCGGTGCAGTGTCGGGCGCGGCCATGCCCATAAAGCCACCCGTGCTGGGGTTTAAGCCGGGCGCCATCATTCCAAAAGCTGCCTCTGGGTCAAAACCCGGTGCCAAGCCCGGCGCTGTAGGCGCATGCGATGCCGACAAGTTTGCCGCCATGCCAAGTAAGCCCTGCTGAACGCCAGTATTGCCGAATATCCCCTGCGCCACGGAAACAGCGTTAGATGCTGCCTGCGCTTGGGCTGCAGGGTTGCCGCCGCCAAAGTCACCGCCCCCAAAGTCAGCAGCAGTGCCGCCGCCAAATGCGCCGCCAACAGCACTTGCGCTTACGCTGCCCGTGCCAACACCACCGCCAAACGCTTCACCTGCGCCTAAACCAAAGCCACCTTCGGCTGCTGCATTTTCTGGCATATCAACGCCTCCGGTAATTCATCATTGCTTGAATTTGCTGGTCACGGGTCATGCTGCGGAACATGGACTGATCCTGCGGCGCAAGGCCCGATGCAAACTGCATCAATTCAACATCAGTCACAGGCTGGTATTCCGCTGGCTGCTGACCACCAAACATTTGCATTGGCGACTGGCCTAAAAGACCTTTTTCAGCCTCCAAAACAGGCTTAACAACATCAGGCTTCAAGGCAACACCGGCGGCTGCATTTGCCGCCAGTTCAAGGTCACGCTCACGGGCTGGGCCGCTAGGCGCAATGCCGATTGCATTTGCCAGCATAGATGCAACGCCGCCGCCTTGGAATGTGTCGCCAGATCGACCAGCGCCGCCGCCATCGAACATGTCCCGCACGCTGCTGTAGTCACTCAGCCCACGGCTCTTGTTCATCACGTTACCAGCAGCGTCACGTGCAGCGCCGCTTTGCAGAATTTGCTGCATGTTCATAGAACGGCCACCACCAGCGCCCATGTCCAATCTCCTATCCAGTTGCGCGCAGGTTAGCATATATCAATATATTATGCTATGCCTTGCAGTTTTCTACGCATTGGCTGGCGCGCTGTCTGCCGCACAGCCATCTTTTGATACAACGCAACAGCGCCAAAAGCATCAGCGCAATGGCTTGACCAGTCGTGATCTGGGCCAAGACCAATGCCGCGTATCTCATCTCGTTTTTCGTGATACCAGCCCAGCGCCTCGCGGCCACCTTCTGTTGTCTCGGCGTTGAAGCGGCAAAACGGCATGATATTTCGCACAGCCTCAATACGCTGCAGCGCAGCACCTTTACCTTGGTTTGGTATCAGGTCAACGGTAAAGCCCGCCTGCCGCAAGTAACCCTCCGGCGTGACCGAGAACACGGTATCATGCTTGCGCCCATCGTGCGGCAGCACGCAAAGCGCATCCTCGTAACCGCTCGACCGCAGCCAGTAAACGTGCGCGTCAAATGGCTGGCCAACGGCTTCGTAGTAATCCAACACCCGCACCTCGGTGCCAATAAACTGCACAATCCAGATCGCAGTTGCGTCAGACCTGCCAGATGTGCCGCCGATGTCCCAACAAGCGTAAACCTTGGCCAGCGGGTCACGAGCCACAAAGCCAATACGCCCCTCTAACTGCGCCTCGGTCAGGTGCTTGGCGAAGTAAGCGCCTTCTAGGACAGTTGCATACTCGCCTTCCCAAATGTTGCCATAACGCTCAGGCGTGGCCGCCAGACAGTCCCTGCGCTCTTGCTCAAGCACGCTTGGCAGCCACGGGTTGTCTGACCAGTTAGCACGCACCACCTTGGCCCCAGTGGGCGTTGTGGCGCCTCTCAGCATCATGTCAACAGGATCGTTGGCGCGCTGCGGGTTCCAGCTAAACCACAGCTCAGACCCCTCTTTACGGATTGTCGGGCGCAGAAGCGACATAGAGCGGTCTGAAAGGCTTTGGGCTTCTTCAACCCATGCCCTGTCAAAGCCTTCAAGCGACTTCACACTGTCGGCTGTGTGGTCCTGCATACCGGTAAACGTGATGACGCCATCCCCCGGCGTTTCAATCACCTCACGAAACACCTTGAAGCCATGCGCCTCGCCAAGCCCAAAGTCTTGCAGCTTATCCTCTAGCAGGCGCTTTGCCGATTGTTTAAGCGACTTCTGCACCTCGCGGATACAGACAGCCCTGTAGCCCGGCGTCATCAGGGCTTCTTCAATCATTAGACCTGCGAAGAAATGCGACTTGCCAGAGCCGCGACCACCCCATGCGCCCTTGTATCGGGCAGGATGCAGCAGAGGCTCGAAAACCTCTGCCGTTGGTATGCGTAGCTTATTCGCTGGCATCTGGCTTCACGATGACGCGCTCAATGACTGTTGGCGTCATTGTGCCATCGCTAGACGTGTGGTCGATTTGGTTTGTCTCACGCCAACCAGCTTGGGTTTTTAGGTAAAACATAGCCGCAGCTTTGTCACCATTTCGCGCCTGCTGCAGCAAGCCTTGGGCCACAACAGCAATAGCTTTAGCCTTACCTCTTTTATAGCGTTCTGAAATGTCCTCATCTCTTTGCATCATAGCAAACCAAGTTGTCTTACCGATACCAAAGTAATCAGCTATTTGCTCTTGGCTTAGATATGCTGCAAGGGCTTCAACTTGTGCGCGCTGTTCGTCGTTCAGGGTTTTCGGTGGTCGGCCTGCCATTACGATGCCTCCCTTTCGGACTGTAGTTTGGCATAAGTTTTTTCCGTGCCTTCAAGCACAGCCTCTTGACCGGTGAAGTCTTGCCAGCGTTTGATGATTACGTCGCAATATTTGGGGTCGAGTTCCATAACAAAACAGTTTCGACCAGTTTGCTCTGCTCCAATCAGCGTTGAACCAGAGCCACCAAAAAGGTCAAGAACGTTAAGCAATTTAACATGATTACCAAACGCTCTTACCGATAACTCAACAGGCTTTTGCGTAGGATGCATATACTTGCTATCTTTTTTAATTGACCAAAGGTCGCTTTCATTTTTTATGACCTCGTCAATCTTGCCATTAAACAGGCAAAACTCATGTTGATGTCTATATCCAACACCCATGCCAAAAACGTTTTTGGCCCAAACAATACAAGACCTGTATTCTAGCTTACCTTGCAAAATTCCGTAAAAATCCCAGTTGCACCAAATGTAGTAAGCCTTTGGGTCAACAGCTTTTATTGTTGCAATCGTTCCATCAATAAAATCAGCAAAATCTGCATCAGACAAGTTGTCGTTTTTGATCACATCATGCTTTCCGCTGCGACCATTAAATGCCACGTTATAAGGTGGGTCGGTGAACACCATATCCACTTTGACGTTATTCATCAACTTGCCCACCGCATCAATGCTAGTGCTATCACCGCACATAAGCCGGTGGCGCCCCAGCACCCAAACATCGCCTTCAACAGTAACCGGCACGGCTGGCGCCTCTGGCACCGCGTCCTCGTCTGTCAATCCCTCTGTTGGCTCTTGCGCTAAAAATGCATCCAGTTCTTTTGGATCAAAGCCAGTAAGCGAAAGGTCGAAGTCCAAACCTTCAAGCTCTTGCAGCTCAATTTTCAACATTTCGTTATCCCATCCAGCATCTAATGCCAGACGGTTATCGGCAATAACATAAGCGCGCTTTTGAGCATCCGTTAGATGTGCAGCCTCAATGCAGGGAACATCTTTCAACCCCAGTTTCTTTGCAGCCATGACGCGGCCATGCCCGGCGATGATGCCGTTGTCACCGTCAATAATGATGGGGTTTAGAAATCCAAACTCTTTGATGCTGGAGGCGATCTTTGTCACCTGTTCATCTGAGTGTGTGCGGCTGTTGCGCGCGTATGGTATCAGACTTTCAACAGATACCGTAATAAACTCTGGTGTCATGGTTCCGCCTTCTGCGTGACGCCTCGCCCCGCTCTGGTTAGGTTTGCCGATGCCGCATAATATAGGAAGGCGTGCGCTTACTCAATGCAGAGTTTCCTGCGGCATATTTTGCTCGACTATCATTCGCAGCGCAATCGCCATGCCAGTGATTGCCTGCGTCCTGTCAACGCCTTCCTCATCAACCAGCTCATCGATAAGCAAGAAGAATATCGTTACGATGTCCTCCATCTCATCCTGATCGTATTGCGTCGGGTCGATCTTGATTTCCATGCTAACACCCTACACGAAAAAATGGCCCGCGCACAGTGCACGGGCCAGTCAGAGGAGGAAACAAGACTGCGCTGGGAGGATACGCACTTGCACGATCAGTCTAACCCCAATTCATGGCCCAGCGCAAGGTATCCTGCACCATCAACGGCACTGTCCCGATGATTTGACAGGCGCAGGCGGGCGATCTTCAGCAGGGCCATCATGTTAGCTACATCACGCGGCTCGATGTCAGTGCCGAGATATGCCTCCCACATTTCAGCAATAACGCCAAAATTTTCACGCGGCGTCCCGTAGTCTTCCTGCCGCTGGCCGTTGATAAGTTCGTTGGCCTCTTCAAGCACCCGTGTGCGTTCTGTGGTCATGTCTGCCTTCCGTGGTTTGCATGAAATCCATATTTATCCTCAGCCTCCTTGCGGGCGGCTATAGCGTCGGATTTTTCAATAAAGAACCCGAGGTGCTTCCTCACATTATTGATATTAATCTGAGCATGCCATTTATGCGACCTCTTATTCCAATAGACGCCGCAAGCACCACTACTGCTGTCTACTCGAAGTTTTTGGTTTCTACCATTTTCAGCGTGCGAAACTGATCTTAGGTTTTCTATTCTATTATCGCAACGATCACCGTTGATGTGATCTAATTGCTCACTTGGCCAGTCTCCACTCCAAATTGCCCAAATCACGCGGTGCGCAAGATAAGGTTTCCCAAATACAGGACCGCATTGATACCCTTGAACCAGTGAAGTAAGAGCCTCTTTTCCGGCATGCTTGCCGTTCCACGCTTTGCACGACCATTCAGAACTGCGCTTCCCACCAACAAACATATCAGGCGTTCTTTCACGCCAATACAGCTTGCCAGTGTTTGGCTCGTAACGAAGCAACTTGCGCAGCAGTTCCGGTGAAGGTAGATTTTTGGCAGTCATCTTGCGAACCTCTCTCGCTAGGTGGTAGGGCGAGGTCGAGTGCGGCTAACACTCCCTCGCCCGATCAGATTACTATCAATCGGCATTCCGCGCAACACTGCTAGAACTTGATCTCATCATTGAGGCTATCATCACTTATGCCGATGACTTCCGATTTGGGGAAGTGATGTTTTATCTCTGCCGTCATGATGCCAAGCGCGTGCTTGCGGTAGAATGTCAGCGCAACCGCCGCTTCCCGTCTGGTGACGAATGTGCGGCCCGGGTATTGGTCTTCAAGTTGCGTCCAACTGCGCCCGTCATCCATGATGGAATAAATGCTACCATTCCCGTCTTCAATCTCGAAGAAGTCCAGAGAGGCCCGTAGCGCGCCGCTGGCTGCCACTTCCGCTTCAAGGTAGGCCAGCCCGCGAATGGACGCTCCCACCCACTTAGCAACCTCATCCACGTCACCTGCATCCATCGCATCATTCAGCTTGCCGAGGCACATGCCCCACTTGGCCGCCGTATCGGGCTTCACAAGCTCAGGCAGCACGTCGATGCCATATTTCCGGTCGGCCAAGTCAATAGCCCGCGTGAGTGGCGCCAGCATCATGTCGATCTTTTGCTCATCGACCGTCGCCTTTTGCGAGATGAGGCGGTCAGACTTTTTCTGGCGTGTTGGCTTTTTGACCATTGTTACCCCCCTCAGATTTCCACACCTAATTCCACACACACACTTGCATCTAAATCACACCACACCACACCCCACACCCCTAAAGGGGTGGTGGTGTGGATGTAGGTTTTCAGTGATTTTACCACACCTACCACACCTATCCACACTAGCAGGTGTGGAAGTGTGGTTGCATATTTATCACAGTAAAAATAGCCCCTCATGGCAGCACCCGAAACTGGTCAATGTTGATGTAAGCCATCGGTTCCATGTCTTGTGGATCGCCACGAGATGTCAGCCCACCCCAGCCGATTGTCACGCCGTCTTCGCATGGCATTTTGACGATGCCGAGACTGTCTGCCCACTGCACCGCCAGAAAGCATGGCAGGCCGGTGGTCTGCGTTATGCTGGACGCCATCATGTATTTATAGAGTGACACCATGTAGGTCGGATATGCCATCCTGCCGTTTTTGCGGTTGCGCACCTCAATGAAAGACACGGCCACACCGTCTCGCATGGCCATGAAGTCTAGGCTCATCTTGATCGGCATCTTTTTCAACTCGCAGTTATAGAGTTGCTCGAGCGTGTCTGCGGTGCTGCGCTCATCTGCCAGCGTTTTCTGGTTTTCGTAAGTTGGCCTCATTAGTCCATTTCCTCTGGCTTGATCCACTCACCGACAACAACGCATGGCACCTCTCGGCCTGTGCGGCTGTCTGGTATGGCTTCCACGCGCAGCACATCGGTTTTGATCCACTGCTTGATGACGGTGGCCATGCGCGCTTTTCCTGCTTTATCTTCGGTATCGATATTTAGCAGATGGGCAACAGCATGGCCGACCCAATTCTTTGCCTGCGGATTTTGACGGTATGGCTTTTCGTTTTCAGCAGCACCGCCGACAATATCTTGACACTTGCGGGCTAAGCGCGGCGTGATGCCAGAGAATGCATCGGGCATTTCAAACGGCACCGCAACGCCAATCCATTCCTCGTTGTCGATCTGCACGCCAATCATGCGGCGATAAACTGCCTTGTCAGCGGGTGGCGCGAGGTTTGCTTTGCCATCGTCCACACGAAAGATGCCGCGTGCCTGCTTTTCGTCAACGCCCATTTTCATCGCGTCATCTTCGCTTATGCGGTTAATCACACGGGCTGCCCGCGCAGCGCCGATCAGGGCGCCAGCACCCCGAACGCTGTCTATGCCTGCATCATCGCCATTGCCTTTGCGCACATGGTGAACAAGCTGGACGCTGCAGTTGGCTTCACGGGCAATGCGGCGCACCATTGCGACAACGGCCTGTATGCCGCTGTTGGAGTTTTCGTTGACGGTGTGCAGGCCGATGAATGGATCGAGTATGACAACGCCGATGCCATTCTCTTTGATTTTCTGTATCATCAGGTCGGCCATTGCGTCGTTAAGCTGTAGCCCGTCCCGGTTCTCGGCGGCCAGTGTGACGCTGAATGTATCTTCGCCATCCATGAACAGCCTGCCGCGCACATCTTTCGGCTTGATGTCATAGTGCTGCATGGCGGCCAGCGTGCGCATTTCAATCTCGCTGCGCGGGTCTTCTAGGTTGACCACCCACACATTCGTTTGATCTCTTACATGCGTGCCAAGCAGATCACGGCCAGTGACAATTGCCAGCGCCTCAACAACAGTCAGCGAAGTTTTGCCTATGCCACCTGCCGACGCAATGACGCTGACATATTTGCGGATGTAGTCGTGGCCATAGACCCACTCACGGCGGGGTAGCAGGCTGCTATCGAACTGCGTGACGGGTGTTGGCCACATGTCTTCTTCTGGCAGGTCAGCAGTTGGGTCTGGCAGCGCCTCTGCATCATCAAACGAAATTTCTGTTTTCACCTCATCAAAATCGGCAAGTGGATCGCTTGGCGGCTCAAACGCCGGCGGGCGCAGTTCAGCAGCATATTCGCGGATGGCTTTGGTCATGTCGCCATCATGCTCAAAGTGCGCGTATATGTCGAAAGCATCGCCCCAGCAGTATGCGATCTCGCCCAGCGACTTTTGCGCACCAATGCCTGCCGCCGCATCTGACCCTGACAGGCTCACCCAATGGTCGCCAAAATCTTTTGTCGCATAGCTGCCTGTGGATTGATACGGGCTGCGGTATTGCTTGCTGGCACCCTGCCGCTCGTAACCGTAGCGCAGAAGCGTGTCAGCGACGCTGTGGCGGGCGTTAAACTCCGCGATAGGGTCTAGGTCATCTTGGCGGTCAGCACGCCTCTGTGCACGCTCTGCTGCGCGTTTTTCTGCCAGCCTGCGCGCTTCTTCTTGCGCTTGCTCTTCCTGCTTGCGCTTCCATTCGGCATGCTCCTCAATGGCGCTGCCGTAATATTCAAACGGGCTGCGGCGGTGTAGGTAGCTTTCGTAAAATATAGGCTCACCGTCGAAGCGGCGATCTGGCGGCACGTTGGGAAGGTAGACGGGCTGGCCGGGGCGTGACAGCGCGTCATCGCACTTGATGCCGCTTGACGTGCGCATCAGCTCGTAAGCGGCTAACTGTGCCTGCGTGAAGTCGCGGCCATATAGCGGCGTGGCGACTGGCACGAGAATGCGCCATTTCCTGTTGTCGGCGGATGCGCTGGCCGATGAGTAAATCATATAAGCGTGATTGCCGACCAGCTTTTCAATGGCGTCTTTAACTTGGTCTAGGCTGGGGTTGCCTTCATCAATGTCGAAGGTCATCAAACGAAAGCTGCCCATGTCACGCTGGATTTCGTGTGAGCGGCCATCGTGATAGTTATAGCTTGATGGTATAATGAAGTGCGCGTGTTTTTTCTCGACTGCCTGCGGAGTTTCAACGAGGCGCGCGATTTCTGCCAGCGTGATAGTTTTATACTGCTTACCGGGCTGGTCTTTTAGCGTGTCATATGCGCCCTCACACAACATAACGTGGGGCTTGTCATTGTTGCGCGGCATATGTAGTATTTCGGCCATCGCCTTCTCCTCTTCGGGCGTGTTTCTGCATGATGAAAATTGACCCCGGCACCGTCCCACAGGCGCCGGGGTCTTTTTTATTAGAACGGAACGTCGTCTCCGCCAAGGTCATCTACAGCAGTTGGCTTTGGCGCTGCCTGCTGCGCCGGTGCGCCGAATGGATCATCGGCTGGCGCTGCCACAGCTACAGCATCAAAGTCATCCAGACCGCCGCCGCCGTATACGGGTTCTGTCACCTGCACGGCGTCGAAAAACAGGCTGATGCCGCCTTTGCCATCGGGATCGGTCACGGGTGCTGCCCAGCAACGCACAGTGCCTTTGCTGCCGCCCCAGATGTTTACATCGGCCAGCGGCTGCTTGTCAGCGCCGATTACCATTGGCGGCTTGTTGACTTCACCACTGCTGCCTCTGGTGCCGTTGCGTTTGGCACGGAATTCGACATTGCCATTCTCTAGTTTTTTCATACCGAAAATGGTGCCAAATGGTGCCTTGACGCGACCAGCTGCGTGGCGTGCATCGTAGTGCGCTTTTAGGCTTTCATAAATCGGCTTTGCCTTTTCGTATGGCATCTCCCAGTTGATGGTCCATGCAGCGCCGTTAGCCGTTGGCGGGCAAGGCTCTGACTGGCGTGTGCTGGTGTTAAAGCGGAACGTGTCGCCAAGACGCGGGTATTTGAACTCAACGTCTTTAAAGATCACTTTTGCGAAATCTTCGTTTGCCATGATATATCTCCTCTTCTGGCGTTATTCGAAGTCTTCTGCGTCGGTTGCGTCGTGCAGCCAACGGGGAAGGTCAATCACATTCACCTCGGGCCAGCCGGTGGTGAAAGTGCCACTATCCTGTGCGCGTTTAATTTGGTCAAGGGTGACCATCATTTGGCCGCGCGCCCAGTCAATGTATTCGTGTGTGAGAACATGCACGCCGACTGCGTATGGCGGCTGCTTTTCCACGCAGGCAAACACAAAGTTTTCTGCTTTGTGGCCGCCCAGTTTAAGCACATGCAGATAGAATGCTGCCTGCAGTGCGTAATTGTATTTCTGCACCTCGCGCGCAAAGCCTGCCGGGCTGGCGGTTTGCGTTGTCTTGATGTCGTAGATCACGCCGCGATCTGGCCAATAGCTGTCGGGGCGTGTTTTCAGGTCGATGCCAATGTCAGGGTCGGTGGCAAAGAATGACACCTCGTTCATGGTGCTTTCGTCAGCCATCCGGCGACCGATGTCAGTGGCCAGCAGGCTTTCTGCCATTGCCTCTGCAACGTCATAGTCGCTTTCTGTCAGCAGCAGTTGACCTGATAGATCAGCAGCAGCTTTGGCGTCTGTCCACGCCTTCCCACGGCGCGTTTCCGGGCCTTTGGCGACCAAGTTAAGGTCACGCTCCAGCACCATTGCATGCACGGCGGTGCCGAGGTCGAAGGCACTGGAAGTTTTGTAAACTTTATTTTTCCAGTGCAGCAGACTTGTGCTGGCCACCATCTTAACGTCGCTGCTGCTGATTGCAGGGTGCGCGTGATATTCCTCGTTTGTCATTGTCTTGTCGATTGTCATGTCATCCTCTCTCTTGTGATGTAGCAGAAGGCCTCAAACGAAACGTCAACGATGTGTCCATCTGTGTCATCGATCAGCGCGCCGAGTGGTATGGCAACGCGGATCGGCTTGCGGTCAAATTTATAGATCACGCAAGGTAGCTTGTTCTGCGCCTGTGCAGCGGCCACCGACTGGTCCCACCAAGCAGGATTAAAAGAACCGCCCGCATACCTCTTGCACTCGATTGACCACGGGAATGTATCGTCATCGGGCGTCAGGTCATCGTGATAACCAGCGCGGTATTGCTCAAGGTTACGCTTAAACGAAATGCCCAATTCTGCGTGCAGCAGCTTGGCCACCTCGCGCTCGAATGCAGCGCCCTTTGCACGACCATTGACCATCAGTCCACCTTCGGTTGCTCTGGGTGGATACCGTCGCGGGCCATCCGTTCAATCAGCGCCATGCGGGTGTAGGCCGTGGTTGTCAGCCCGAGGCGCTCGGCAGCAAGGTCGGCGGCATCGGCCACCTCGTTGCTGCATTTAAGTCTAATTTCACGTTGCATTGTTAGCCTCCATTTGTGCTGCCATGTTTATTGGTGTAAAAAAAGTGTATGTCAAGCGTAATTTTGTGGTTGACGGTGTTGGGGGGTTTTCGTAAGGTGGGTGCATAACAAGAGGAGATACACAGATGACCACCTACGAACACAAAGCAGCAACCTTTAACGGCAACGTTGTAATCGGCAAAGGCGCCACTGCAGAGATGGCGCGCGAAGACGCAATTAATGCTGCCGCTGCGCTGGGTAGCTGCATCCGAAAAACCATCAGCGTGCATGAGTGTCATGCCTCTTACGCGGAAGGCAAAAAAGCCTTCACTTGGAAATTCCATGTATAACCAACAGGGGGCTTCGGCCCCCATCCCCCCACACCTTGATCTCGTGCTGCGGGCGCTGGGCGTTCTACCGCCAAATCCTCCCTCCACAACGGTAGAACATCGCACCGGCCCAGCGTCCACACCACCAGATCGCTGGTGGGAGCGCGGCGAAGACTGCCCGTTCTAAAGCGACTAAAAATCAAGTTAGGAGAGAGACATGACAATCGAAGAAGAGATTAACCTATATCGCAGCATGATACAGTTTCACGAGAAAAGCTGCAGCGACCTTCTGCAGCGATACGGAACCGGAGTAAGGCCGAGCTGGGTCTCAGAGGACTTGGCATTGGCAGGTCACCAAATTCGCCTATACAAGCAGAGGTTGTCAGAGCTAGAGGGCCAGAACGATGCGTGACTTTATCTGCGATCTGATCGGCGTAATCTGCCTGTTCGCCACCATGTATATCCTGCTGTTCATACCGGTGGTCGTCCAATGAATTACCTCACCATGCTGGTATTCATCGCCAATATAAACGGTGAAGACATGCCATTCCCGATACCGTTCACCAGTGAGCAGGTATGCGAACAAGCGCTGCGCACAAATGAAATATACGAAATCTTCGACGCCGACTGGAAAGACACGATGGTCGGCTGCGTTAAGACCGAAGTAGTCACAGGCTACACAATCAGACCGAAAGCACGTCCATGGAGCAAGTAATGCAATCGCAAATGCAGACAGAGAAACTAACAATCGTAAACATCATCGTATCAGGCAGCGGCTTCGGCGTGACGGCTGACGGCACCAGCGTTTTTGTGCCGCCGCGTGTTGTCTCCGCAGCCAACGCGGAGATTGGCGACGTATTCACCGCAAGCCTGATCCAGAACGACCTTAACCCGTCAGGTCGCACCCCGTTTCTGGCTGTGCGCTTGGAGCGCGAAGAACAGCAGCAAGCAGAGGCCGATACTGGCCACCGTTCTCACATTCTTGAGATGCTGAAAGACGGCTACATGACCAGCGCAGAGGTTGGCAAAGAAATCGGCATGGATGCCATCGGCGCCAAAGGAATTTTGAAAGGCATGTGGGAGAAGGGCGATATTGCGAAAGCGCTGATTTACTCTCGTGCCGACCAAAAGCGCGCTACGCATGTGCTGTGGGCGCTGAATGCTGACGATTTTCTGTGAGGTGTGATATGGGTGAGCGTTGGACTGAGCGTGAGGAAAAAATCCTCATGCAGATGGTAGAAGACAAAACAGATTACGAAGACATTGCTGTCAGGCTAGGGCGCAGCAAAGGTAGCGTCGTCTCGAAGGCGAAGGATATGCGCCGCCGCGCGAACATGCCGCCAAAGGAGCCGAAGCAGCGTTCGGATGCGTGGAAGGCTCACGAGATTGAAACGCTTATCAACATGTTTGGCGATGGCTTCAAGACGTCAGAGATTGCCGAGCATCTTGGTCGCGGTCTGGCGGGGACACGGTTCAAGCTGGTGAAGCTGCGCCAAGAAGGCCATCGGATCGACCGCCGCCGCACTATTCGTGAGAACGCCGAGGTGATGCGCAAGGCAAAAGGCATCAAGCTGGGCCGCATATCAACCTCGCTATTCAGCGATCAGGACACTAACGTGTCTCGTGAGGCGGTGGACTGGATTGTGAATTACGCGGTCAGCAACGGCTATCCCACGCTGGCTGAGTGCTTGGTTGATATAGCTTTGGAGCAATATTTTCAGGAGATGGCTGATGGCTAACGAGGGGCGTGGACTGGGTGAATACCAGAAGCGGCAGCGCAAGCCAGTGATAATTCGTGGCGTGCGCTATGAGAGCCACGTTGCTGCAGCCAAGGCGCTGGGTGTTAGCGACCGGACGATCAGCATGGCGGTAAAGCGCGGGACACTGGACAGGGTGGCGATGAGCAAGGAGAAAGCCGATGACTGACGACCTACGCAGCACCCTACTGGCGTATTTCGCCATAGTGCCATCGGCCTGCGCCGACATGGTGGCAAGCGATCTCGGGCTAGGCCAGCGTGAGGTGCAAGAGGCGCTGATCCAGATGGATGATGACGGCGATCTGCTGATGAAAAACGGCTGGTATCGCCTTAGCGAGAGGGCGAAGAAAAATGCCAAATGAGGAAGGCTTTTTTAAACTTGACCCGTGGCCAGACAACAAAGGCCGCAAACCGAAGCCAAGCGATCTGCAGAATTTCAGCCTGCATTACCGGAAAGACATTCCGGTGACGCTGGCAAAGTCTCCACCATGGGAGAAAGAGAGCGATGAAACGCAAAACGATGGGTGATTTTCAACGCGCACAGCGCAAGCCGGTGACGATACGTGGCATCACGTTTCTGAGCCAAGCAGATGCCGCACGGCACTTTGGCCTGAAAAAGCACACCGTATGCGCCGCCATTGCGCGGGGAAAACAAAACAACATTGGGCTTGGAACTGGATATAAGGAGAAACGAGATGCCACAAGGGCGGGGCGAGTATCATCGCAAGGTCAGCAAGCCGGTGACAATCCGCGGCATCACATACGCCAGCAGGGGCGAGGCGTCACGGGCGCTTGACGTGTCGCACACATGCATCTCAAGCGCGGTCAAACGCGGCATGCTGGATTTTGTCGGCCTGCGCAAGGCGAACAACAACCGCAAGCCAGTTATCGTAAACGGCGTCTGGTATCCTAGCGTTTTGCGGGCGTCAGTGGAGACAGGCATCGGCATAAAGAAAATCAGAAAGATTGCGGTGCCTGCTAGTAAGTAACGTCACCGCCAAGCTCACGTTTCAGCCAGCGGAGATCGTTTATCATCGCTGGCTGTGTAAACTCGCGGTCAGGCAGAAACAACTCTTTTCTGTCTCGCCAGATGTCGCCAGCAAATATTCGCATCATGCCAATATCAATCGCAACACAGCAGTAATAATCAGCCAGCACTGTCATACGGGGCCGCTGGAACTTGTAGCCACCGCTTGCCCGATTTCGCCTGCTGCTTGTCTTTACCTCAACACGGGCCAATGTGCCGTCGCCTGCATGCACAACCAAATCAAACGCCCCGTCAATTCTTGATGCCTCTAAGCCAGCGTAGGCTTCCAGCAGGTAGCAGGCGAGGTATTCACCAGCCCGCCCGTGGCGTATATTGATCGTGCGGGCCATTATTCGTGATAGTGCCTGTAGCTTTTCTGGCAGTGGTCACGCCCGAAAACACGCACCCATGCGCGCCAGAACCTGCTTTGATGTTGTAAGCGCCAAGCACGCGAACAGAGGCTTTCAGACGTATCACGGAATGATACATCGTGCATGCAGCGGCTAGATGACTGGATTAATTGCAGAGCGCGTTCCATTTTTCGTTTGCCACCACTGTGTCTGTCAGAAACTGTCGGTCATTTGCTGACAGCCATAGCAGGGTTTCTTCACTGAAATATAACGGTGATGCAATATCGCAGTATTCGGTGCCTTTAATCTTTGCGCACCCACTGGCCAGCACGGTCAACAAAAGCGGGATCATCCAGCGACTTAATTTCATCTTCAATCTCCTTGGCCTGCCGCAAGGTGTCCAGCCTATTTTCGTTGATGTCGGCTTTTACGGCAGCGGCCCCGTCGCGTCTTCCGCTCCAGTAGATGCCGAGCAACGCCAGAACGAAGGCGGCTACGCCAATGGCGTATAGTTTCAATCGACCCAGCAAAAACATTACGCATCCTCGCCCCATGCAACGCACTTAGCATTTTTCACGATCAGATGCGGGTAGCCTTCTTCGATCATCAGCCAGCCGTTGGGGATGTCTCGCATGCAATCATCTAACGTGGGCCATGCTGGCCCTGCTATTCCCATGCATTGGCCATCAAGCGAACACGCTAGTAGGATTGCAGTGAACATTGGTCTATCTCCAGCCAGAACTCCAAGCGCGCAGACGCTCACGCATAATGAATAGCGCCAGCCCACCTATCAGGATGCAGCCGACCAACGCCACGATCTGCGCAGTGCCGTCTAGCGCATTTAACGCACCTACAGCGCCGCCTACAGCCGATGCCCCCTGCACGACCGACGCCTGCACAGTCTTGCTCTGTGTGGGCTTAGAGCGCTGCTGAGCGCCAACTACGCCGCTAATCTCGGGCGCAGGCTTGCGGGCATACCATGCCGATGCGTTAAAGCACGGGCAGGCTTTCGCAGCATACTGGTTGTGGCCGCTGACCTTTTCGATAGTCGGGTATTCGCGTTTTAGGCCAGCAATCAGCGTGCGCAGTGCATTGTCTTGTGCTTGCGTGAAGTTGTCGCCAAACACATCATTGGCAGTGCCACCTTGGCCGCCAACAAGGCTGACGCCGATGCTGTTAGCGTTGTGGCCCTTGACGTGCGCACCTGCCTTGCTGACAGGCCGACCAGTGGCAACGGTGCCGTCCCTGTCCACGATATAATGATAACCGATGTCAGACCATTTTCGTTCTTCCACATGCCAGCGGCGGATTTCATTAACTTTGGCATAAGTTTCATCGCCGGCCATCCAGCCAACAGGCGTTGCCGTGCAGTGGATGATGATTTCGTCAATGTGGCGCATTACCATTTCCCTTGTGATCTGCCGAGAAAATATACCACAAAAGCAAGGCCTGCGAAACCTGACAGAACTATCATGGTTGTTACTGACCAGAAGATCAGCGCTTCCTTTAGTTCTTCTTGGCGATATTTGGTTTTCTGCCGTTCTGCTTTGACGCGGCGCAGCGTTTCTTTGTAATCCTCTAGGCCCTTCTGGCCGTAGGTGTAGCTAATCATAGTCTCTACATCGCGGCGCATAGCCTGCAGCTTCTTCTGTGCTGCGAAGATTTGTATAGCTTCTTCTTCTGCCGAGCCTGTAAGTGATTTCCAGATCGACGGGTCTTTTGCTTTTTCGGCTGCACGATTAACGTCAGAAACCGCGCCAGCAAACTTTGCCAGCGCACCGCCAATGTCTCGGCCATCGTTGAGTAGTTTCTTGATCTGCCCAACAGCCGTTGCCGCAACAGACAAAGCTGTGAGCGGGTCAATCATTTGCCAACCTTCGATATCAACGCCTTTATGTCATCGCGGATTTCGGCCAGCATGGCGTTGGTGTCTTCACGCGCTTGACGAGATGCTTCAAGGTCTTCACGTCGCTGGTTCCAGAGGCGCTTAATCTCTTTGCTGTTCTCAATAGAGCGGGCCTCAAGCCGGATTAACCAAGCCAGAAATGCAACAAACGCCACGCCAATAGGCCAAAATGCTTTCAACAATTCCATCGGCGCCTGCCCTCATTTCTTCATCGCATCGTCTAGCAGGATAATTTCCAGACGCTGCACTGCCATCTTCAATTCCAATGTGGTGTTTGCCATCCACGACATAACGGCCATCACAGCCGCCACTAAAGCACCTATGACAACCCGGCTTTCCATCAATACTTACCTTCCCAAACACGCAGATGCGCATTGTCGCTGCTGTTCAATTCACGGGCAACGACTTCACGCATGGCCTTTGTATCACCGGGTGAGACACCCCATTTCTTGGCCCACTCATGCCACATCTTCATTGGCACCAAGCCAACCAGCTTGCTTTCACCCATGCCATCCAAGCCAGCAGATTTGAGCGCCTTGGCTTGCTCCATGACAGGGGTGAAGTCGTGGGTTTGCTGAACGATGATGCGGTCATCGCTTTCGTCGTAATGAATTGTCTCTTTGATCTTTGTCATTTCACTTTCACCCAAGCCTCATTTACGTCAGGCGTTGCAGGGTCATCTGCCTGAAACTTGCCAGCGTCAGTGCGTGCGCGTTTGCGCTTCGGTGCAGCCTTTTTGACAACCTCTTTTGGCGCCTCTGCTTTCGGCTGCGGCATAATCTCAACGGCCTCAGGGCGCAGTGAAATAATCTTTTTGACCTCATCTTCGGGCAAATCAACAACATCGCCATTGCGCTTGAAGCCAAGGGACGTGGACATAGACCGAATGCGAATTTTAACTAGCATGCTTTCCTCCAGAAAAGTGAGGGCCATTACAGCCCCCACTATAACACACCATTTCTATAATTACGAAGTGGTGTTGTCTGCGATGATGCCCGAAGCGGCTTCGTTGCGGCAAACCAAGGTCAGCTCGGTTACAACCTGACGCTTTTCGCTGTCGCCGGTTTTGGCCAGTGCTTCGTTCTTGGTCGGGCGCAGAGTTGCCACGGCCCACATGTCATCTTGCATGATGAACACGTCACGCGAACGGTTTTCACGCGAAGGCTTGAATTCTACGGTGCCCCAAGGGGTGACGTAGACAGCCATCGACTTCACAACACGCTCATCGCCAGCCTGAACAGTCGAACGCTGGTTGTTGTTGCCTGCAAAGGTCAGCGCTTTGTTCATCTGGAATGCCGACAGATACACGGTGTCGGGGTTGCCGCCGTTTTCCCAGATCGACTGCATTACGTTGTCGAACTTGGTCTGCGAGAAAGCAGTGGGCGTGCCATCGTCAGTGCGTGCATCGGTGCCATCGCCAGTCGGGTTTGCGCCCGATGGGGTGCCACCGGTTGCGAAATCGACGTTGGTGATGAGCCATGCAGGCGCACCGGCCAGCTCACGGGCAGTGGTCGAGTTGCCAGCAACACGAGCGTTGTTGTCGAACAGAGCTTTTTCGATGTCCAGCTTCTGTTCCTTCGCAACCTTCATGATCTGGTATGCCATCTCTTTGGCGCGACCAGCTTTGTTCAAGCCATTGTCGGTGCCGGGGATGGATACCGCGTTCTTGAAGATTTGGGTGTAGTTGCCCAAACGCGAAGTTGCCGAGCGGGCCTCTGCAGTGGTGTCATCGCCTTCAACGTGAGCGTTGGAAGCCGACGAACGCAGCGCATCGGTCTGCCATTCGTGGTAGGTGTTCGACGCGCTTACTTTCGCGCATGCCGTGTAAAACGGGGTTTCGTCGGGCGATACGTCATAGATCACATCGCTCAGGTCTTCACGGATGCCGACTGCATCATAGCTGTCGAAGGTATTGGTGGGTTGTGCCATTGGTTTATCTCCTATGCTGGCGGTTTACCCTTTACGTGGCTGCAGCAGGAGCGATGCAAAATCTTCGATCTTGCCTGAACGCTTTGCCTTAGCCACTTCTTTCTTTCGAGTAACAGCCTGCGGGGTCATGCGGCGCGCTGTCGGCTTGATTGCTTTCTGGGGCTGGTTGGCCTTCTTGGCCTTAGCTTTACCAGATTGCAGTTCGCGCCATCTCATCGCGTCATAAAGCACATCGATATACCGACCATCATAGACCTGTTCCATTTCCTGCGGAGAAAAGCGATATTGTTCAATCGCTGTTTTCGCCAGCTTTTCACGGAGTTGAGGCCCCTTCTGTGGGTCTGCGAAATCAGGAATACGTTGCGCTACGGCCTGTGCCTCACGCTGTAAGTATTCCTTTTGCGCCATCTGCTGCATGTAAGTTTGCTGCTGCTGCATTTGATGTAACTGCTGCTGTTGGGCAGAATATTCAGCCATCTCTTGCTCGTAGCGGGCATTTTCTTGCATGTAACCGATGGGGTCGTTTTCCAACAGATCGATGCTTGGTTTTACCGGTGGCTGTTTCAGCCCCGTTTGCTGTAGTTGCTGGACAGTCTGTAAAAACTTAGCCTGTTCAGCTTCGAGGGCGCGATACAGTTGCTCCGATTGCTTGCGCATCTCGGCTGCTTCCTGCATGCCCTTCTGGATTTTGGCATCCCCAGCATAGGCGCGCTTTAGATCGTCAAGGGTGACCTCTTTCCACTCTCCATCGGCTTTCACCCGGAAAGTTTCAACTTGAGGTTCCTCGTCGTCTTCGTCCTCGTCGGTTGCCTCATCCACGTCCTCATCATCTTCGGACGTATCGGCCTCTTCTTCGTCTACCTCAGCCTCGGTAGCCTCAGCTTCAACAGCGTCCTCATCAGGTTCGGGCGCATCTTGCGTTACCTCATCCTGTTCGGCCTCTGCCTCTACTTCGGTCGGTTGCAGCAATTTTTCTGCTGCGAGAGTAAGTTCATCAGTCGATGACACGGTGCTGATCCTTTGCCTCTAAGATTTTGCCATCCGTCACATATGAACGGAGATTGGCCTTCACCTGCTCCAGCGCAAAGAACATGAGCCGGGCCTCTAACACATCGTCAGAGGTTGCCGACGCATCTCTAAAGGTGCGCTGGTAGCGTTCTGAAACAGCATTGAAAGCTGCCTCAAGAACATCGTCGGAAAGCAGACGTTCCGCATGCTGCGCTCTTGCCCGCTTATCCATATCACATCATCCCTTGCATTGGCATAAATTGCCGTGGTGCGTTTTGTTCAGCTTTAATCCGCTCAACATCAACGCTTGTGCCATATTGCCCTAAAATCTTCGCCGCTTCAATCAGCAGGTCTTGCGCCATGCCATCGCGGTCTAGGTCATTTTTCTGGGCCATCTCAAGCAGCTTGCGCTGATGCTCCATCGCCGCTTTCTGCATATCTACCTGCGCACGGGTCTGGGCTTTCATTTGCTCTGTCTGCATGAATGCCATGTTGGGGTCGGATTGCTGGCCCTGCTGCTGCGCCATCATTTGCTGTTGCTGCTGAGCCATCATCAGTTGCTGTTCAATTTGCGGGTTCATCGGCTGAATGTAGCGGTCAGCATTATGAACGCCAGCAAGGCCCATCAGGTCAGCAACAGTGTTACGAATGTTGGTCATCGTTACCAAGCCATTCATCGCACCATACTGGCCAAACACCTGCATCTGTAGCTGCAGCGCCTGCTGCATCATTGCAATCCGCTGGTCGTGCGCACCATTGCCGAGGCCCACGTTAGTCATCATATCTAGGTCGGCACCCCAAGATGTGGGGTCTACAGGCACAAACTGCCCGTCAATGCGCATCATCTCATTCGGATTGGGGTTAGCGCGGGCCAGCTTCGCAATAGTGCGGAAAAGTTGCTTCATGCCGCCCTCGGCCAACGTGCGTGCAATCAACTCTGAGACAGCCGTAGCAGCCTGCACAGCGGCGTTTACGCCTGCTGCTGTCTGAGACTGCAGAGCGTCTGCATCAAGCCCCATAGCGGCCCCAGATACGCCAGTTTTAGCCCGCACAACCTCATCATAGAATTGGATTGCAGGCAAAGCCGCAGTTGCCGTTGCGCCGACCGAGATTTCACGCACAGCGCCCATGTCAGTGGTGCGAATGATGCCGCCAATTTCTGCGTTTAACACATCATCCATTTCCACTGCCTGATCGTTTACAATCAGGCGCGGGTTATTCAGCATGGCGATGTTGTCTAGCAAACCCCGCATGAGCGACGTTGCCACGTTCTGGTCTTCAATGATGATGTCGGCCAATGAACGACCAAAGAATGTGTGCGGCTCTGGGTCAACCTCAAACACCGCAAACGGGTTGTAGTCGCAAAGCTCGTAATCCAGCACCTCGTAGTCCTGACCAGCACACAGGAATTTATACAGCTTTGGAACACCAACGCCATCGATGTCCATGCGCATGTAAGCCTCGGTAATCAGGATTTTGCGCATTGACGGGTCAATGTGGCTGTCGCTGGTATCGTCATCATCCCAGCCACGGCGGATAAAATCTTCTTCTTGGTCGGTTGCGCTATCAACGTCGCCAGACAATTCATAGACGCGCTCAAAGTCAAAGCCCATCTCAACCAGATCGCCAACACGGCCTTCGCTGGAATGACCGCACACATAGCAGTCATCAATCGAAACTGCGCCGCGATCCACAAAGAAATCTTCTGGTGCAACAGACTTGATTTTGATTTCGCCGCGGCGGCTGGTTTTGGCCACCTTCATATCATATAGCGCAGGCATGATTTCCATGCCCATTGCGTCAATCTCGGCCTCTTGGGTGATGGTCATTTCGACAACATCAACCTCGGGGTCCATTTCAACCATCTGCGCCTGCTGCTGGGTCAGGCCAGTGTATTCGTCAAATTCCACATCAGGGTTTTCATCGTAATAGACTTTTGCGATGCCAACCTTTTTGACCAGCGCATCATGGAACA